TTAAAGTCGCATCAGCCTTTCTACCAGTTGCTCCTTACGGGTAACGATCCAGCCGTGCTGCTCCAGATAAAACTTAAAACGCTCCAGAGTACACACCATCGCATCGGCAGGCACTTTTTCCGTGAACTCGACCTGTCCGTAGTTATTGAAATGGATCAGTAATGCGCATCCGTCGTTTTCGATGGGGGATTTTTGTGTGGCTGGTGGTTGTTTCTGGCTGAAATAACTGTCTTCCAGTTTTTCGAAAACTTCCCATGCCTGATCTGTTTCGAGCATTTTTGCATGACGGGCAGCCCCGCGTTCTGTCCAGAGAATGAGGGAGCGGGTTTTGGGCGAGATTTGTAACTGACTTATTGTCAGTCGCAAATTTTTAAGCTCTTCGCCCACAACCTTGAAGAAATGTTTACCTTCAATAAAATGCTCTGAATTGCGCTTATGGTTTTGCTGAATACTATTCACATCCGCACCATAAAGATGCGCCAATAACTCGGTGGTTATGACAGGAATCTGGTTGTGGGCAATCGGGGAAAGAGTTTCAACAGGAATTTGAGTGGTCATATTGACGCCCTCCGGTTGATGTTTCAAAACATCACCACCTTCAGGTTCCTAATCATCGGGTGGCGAGACGTACAGGGTTAGGAACTACCGGATCAACCAACCGGCGAGCCTTTCGGCTCCCCCATACGCCCCACCATTATTCAGATGTGCGTGCGCTTACGACAATAAAAAACACGCTCGCGGCGTGTTCTGTCGCGGTTGAATATCCGGGGTTCCTAATCCCGACGCCAGATTTTGCTGGCGTGCGCAGACTATAATCCCGGACGGTTATTTTTGTCAAATAACCAACTTAACCCATTCCTGACCCCGAGTATCGTTATAGCGATCGGTGGTTGCCTGGACTTTATGTCCTAGTAATGTTTTTGTATCGATACCCTGTGCACGGTACAGCCGTTCTGATAGAGAGCGTTGTTCATGAAATGTTGGCGGAGTTTTTCCTGCTGGTGGAATTATCCCAGCCAGATCCCGTGCTTTGGCAAAGTAGTCGCTCAGGTTGTCTTTACTCATCGGCTTCGGTTGTTTCTGGTGCCGACTATGGATTAGATATGGACTTAATATTCTGTCTCGGCACCCATCAATAACTTCTTTTAACGTTATCCCAATGGCATCACAGCGTAGTGTAAGCGGTAACGCCAGACGCATTCCGGTTTTTCCCTGGGTGATATGCAAGTGTTCGTTCCACACATCTGAAAAACGCATGTGGCAAATGTCATCACGGCGCTGACCAGTAACAATCGCAAGAAGCATTGCGTTACGGATAAAGTGTTTTTCAGGCGTTGCATTGTAAATTTTTTGCCAGTCTTCCATGGTGAGCCTGGCTCTGGTTACTTTAGGGATCGGTTTACGGGTAGCCTCCGGAGGATTCCATCCAGGAGGAACTTCCCCTGCATGCTGTGCTTCTTTATAAATATCAACCCATAATCCACGATTTACTCTCGCTGTGCTGACCATGTCTTTATCCAGCCACTCATCCAGTATTAATGCAAAGTCTCTTACTTCCAGTTCTTTCAATGGGTGGTTTCCCAGACGGGAAACCAGGTATGCAGCCATTCGGGTTTTTTCTTTGTGAGTTGTAGCTGCAATATCTCCATTTTTCAGTCGCGTGTCCTGTATTTTCAGATATCGATCAACCCATGCCTTTAATCTGATACCCCGACGTTTTGTTGCTGACGGACTTTCATCAATTTTGCGCATGAAATATTCAGCTTCTGCTGCAGCTATTCGCTGATTGGCTGTGGAAGCGATTTTTTCTGCCTTACCTTTGTCTGTTCCGAGTCCGTGAAATTTTCCAGTCACAGGATTTTTATACTGGTAGTAAACTCTGCCAGTTCTGCGATCAAACTTTTCGTAAAGACCGGCTACGTCAGTGCTGTTTTTTCGTGGCCTCGGTGACATGAGTTAAAATCTCCTTCAGTGCATCATCATCGCCAGTATGAATTTCCGGCGCAATTCCCGTTTCACCAGGCCCAACAAATACTGCTCGGCGATCTATCAGCCAACGCCCACGAATTTTTTGTGGTCTTGGAACGATGTATCCTAGTTTTCCGTATTTCACCAGGGTAGTGTTTGTTATTGGGAGACTGAACCGCTTAGGTTTCCACTCGTCGAGCGTAATCAGGTACTGTTCGCTCATGACCATCACTCCGGAACGCGCCAGTTGCAGAATACCAACCACAACCGGCGACGGTTGAACATTAAAAATCAGCCTGATTCGGGAACAGTTTTTGCCAGATAGCTGAAACGTATTTTGCCTGGTAACGGGCGTCATCAAGTGCATTATGGCGCTCACCTTCGAATGGAATAGCCGTTCTGGCATCGAAGTCTATGGCTTTCCCCAGCTCAACGATTGTGCGTACATCGCGATCGTTGTAGTAACGCCACGGGCAGGGGATCCCCTGCCGTTCGTATGAACGGCGCAAAATCGTGTTGTCGAAGTTGGCTCCATTTCCCCAGACCTGAACAAAAAATTCACCGGAGTTTTCGTCGATAAATTCCCGCAATTGTAACAGTGCATCATCTAACGGGATTTCATCGGTCATAATGGCAGATTGCGCTTCGCGTGATTGCTTAAGCCACCATTTAATGGTGTCCCGATCAATGACTCCGCCAGCAGTTTCCAGATCGATAGTCTTACTAAATTCCGGTCCCATATCTCCGGTTTGCGGATCGAAAAATATTGCACCTATTGAGATGATCGGGGCATCAGGATTTTTTCCCATGGTTTCAAGGTCGATCATTAGATGGTCACACGTCCTGCTGGTGGATGTGATTTCACGATGACCGTTCACCTTAATTAAGAGATTGGCTGTCTCGCCTGTTTCATTATTGCCATTGGCATGTTGATCGCCTTCGGTGCACTCCTTGTTCGGGAGTCCGGCACTTTCCATTTCCTCCGGATCTTTTTCCCGGGCTTCATCCTGGCTTTCTTCGTTGAATGTCTCCTGGTATGTTGCGTCGCCCATCACCGCGCCACAGTCAGGACAGTTGCCGCCGCCGGTCTGACCGCAGGCTGTGCAGACTTTTTCCGGTTCCTGTTGCGCTACTGGTTCAGGCTGTTTCGTTTCTGGCTCGTTTTGTTGCGCATTTGGACTGTGTTGTTCCGCTTTATGGCCTTTCTGTTCCGTTTCTTGCTGGTTATGGTTCACCGAATCGCGGGTTTCAATCCCCTTCACCCATTTTGGATCATTCGGGTCGCTAATCCCTTCAACAAATTCTCCGTGAGAAGCAGCCAGTAATTTATCTGCATCGACAGGATTTTTGGGTGGAATGTTTTTCCTGGCTTCATAGAGTTCTGCACGCAGTTTCTGATATTTCGCATCAACAGAATTTATCTGTGGCTGAGCATCCATCGACTGCGTGTCCTGATTATGTTCAGTTGTATCCGGTTCCACTGCTTCAGTCGTTGCCTGTTCATCTGCCATTGCGCCAGATGGCTGCGGTTTTTCTTCATCATCCTGTTTTCCTTCTTTTGTTACACGCTGCGGGATAGGGGCAGAGGAGCGACCGCAGGCAATATCCACGATTTCCGGATAAGGGTTGGCATGATCGGTTTCGGTCAGTACTTTGTTCAGATATTCGGTAACACGGTGGGGAGTAGCCTCGATACCAATTGGTGCTTCTTTCACGGACGCAACTACTATCGCGCGGGAATAATCCAGGTGACCAGGCATGGCGATGAATTTGTCACGAAAAACAGAAAAGGGCGGCTTATTCTCTGAAACGATTTCTTCAATGCGTTTGGCGTGTGCCGGATGTGGATTGTAAATATCGATGTCCATTGAACGGGCCAGAACGCCAGCGGCAACGTCACGTTCCACTGACGCATCATCGTGGACAAAACCTTCACCGCGATCGGTAAGAATTCCTCCGCCAGCATTAGCGCCGGACGGGGTGCGATTGATTTCAGATACGCAATTTCCCTTTGCCCACTCTTTTGTCAACAGCCCCTGATCAAGGTAGTCAGTCTTCATCCAGGTGGAAATGAACTTGTCGAATTCTGCCGGGCTGATACGGCGTGTTGTTGCGTGAGTGAATGCCTTTTCCACCGAATGCGCCAGTCTTCCAAGATGATGGTTTGTCAGCTTATCCAGCTCAGGATGCGAACGTACTGCAGTAAGCAGGCTCTGTATGTTTCCATCTTCCATATCCATTTCGATGCGGATCACGTCCTTGCGTTGTTCTGGTGTGGCGTGATGTTTGTATTTCTCGTCGAACTCCTGACCAAAGAAGTAGAGGTGCAGGAAGCGATGGGTAAGACTCAGGGTGGAGACGGGGATTTCACATTCAGGGCAGTCATCGTTGCTGTCCGGGGATTCGCTTTTATCTGCGTTCTCTGTCTGAGAGTCACTTTGTTCATCGCAGTCACGGCTGACACCTGTAACAGCTTCGCCGCTGGTATTGTCAGTGCTGGCTGGTTTGTCCTGAACTGAGGGGGAAGGCGCTATAAATATCATTGTGATGCCATCTTCTCCGCCTTTTTCATAGCGGTTGCAGAATTCGGTATCAAACACACCTTCAGGCGGCAGGTCATTAACAATGGGCAAATTCACGCGAACAGGTTTTTTGAAATCCTCTTCGTCAAATCCAGCATCGTCCATTGCGACAACACCCCGTGATATTGCAACCGATAATTTTTTTGCTGTGCGCCAGTAAAAACCGCCTTTAATCCCAAGGCGTTTTCTGACTTTGTCATTTTTGGCTTCGTAATACAGTGCAATTTCTTCTTTATCAGTGCTCATTGATAAACCTCATAACTATTTTAAGGTTGTACGAATCCCTGCCATTGCTGGCATACTTAATCAACGGGTATGGTGTTAATATGGCTGGCGGGTTATCCAGCCGGTATTTCGTTATTCAGGTACAGCGATACTTTGTTTAACGGGAGACATTCACCGGAAATTTTTTGCTCGTCTCTTGCCTGATGGCAGGATTCTTTACTGGCATAAATTCCGGTAATCACATTCTGTGATTCACCCGTTATAAGAAAAACCGTCATCACCAGTGCAAATGCTGAAGTCATTGACATTCTCCGAAAATACCAAGTTCAAGAAGGGCAATTCTGGAGAGTATGGAATTATCATTGAGAAGATAAGGCTCATATTTTCTCATCTTAATGGCATCTTCAGTAAACTCCCGGTTACTGAGCAGAATACCAATATCAAAACACCCTTCAGACGTATTAACGTTTGGTAGTGACGTTTCCATTATCGCGTCCTCAACAATGAATTTTGTTGATGCGGCGCCTGGTGCCTCCAGGTGACGTTAACCAGTTAACAATTAACGTCGGAATACAGAAGGATGCCCGTTGCGCCCCGTAAAATACCACTTTACGGTTTTAACTGTTCCGCGTGCGCATAGCCGCATTCACCGCATCACAAAATTCACTTTAAAAAGGGCGGACATCAGTCAGCAACAAACCGATGCCGCCAATGGGTACACCACGAGGTTGCACTGGCTACACAACCGGAAGCGCACGGTCGAAGAAATTTAACGACAAGACTTATATGCAAAGAAACCTCTCCGTGCGCTTTCGTGTTATGCCATGACTTTTCAGGGTACATTAACCTGTGGAAACCTGTTTTTACTGGCGCTAATCAGTTGGCGTTTCTTGCTAACCAGCGACGCGCGCCAGCTTCCGTTTTAAACGTTTTGCTTCTGGTATACGTCATCGCGGTAAACGTGCCGTCCAGGTTGGGGAATACTCCACATAGCAGAGATTCGTTGTTGCCAAGCTCGATAGTATCCATGCTGACCTCATTTCCCCTTAACGCCGGGGTAGCGGAACTAAAAACCTGCTGCGCTGTTATATAAAGTGTTCCCGCCGTCATGTTCATACGCCTCGGGCTGGCTACTTAACCCCTGACCACTGCCGGGTAACTCGAAGTATTGCCTGGCGTTCTGTGGGGCGGGGTGGGGTAGTGGAAATAATCTACAATTAAAAACTGTTTTGTGTCAACAGTTTTTAATTGTTGTGTTGGGCAAAAAAAACTCCCTCGAATGAGGGAGTGTGAAAATTGTTCAGTTCAGATAGGGAAGGGAAATTGTCGGCGGGCATGCACAATATTTGCAATTTCAATGCTTGAAGCTGCTACTCGGTACAAAACGATATAATTAGGGTGAACCACAATTTCCCGCAAACCGGATACTCGATCACTTGGCGGATATAGATATGGATGCTCAGAGAGGGCTAAAACAGACGTTTCAATCCGTATTTTTAGTCTGCGTGCTGCAGGAATATTTTCCTTAGCAATATAGGCTACGATCTGACGGAAATCATCGCGAGCAGATGGTAGCCACAAAATGGGTAACATTACTCGCTCCTGTTAGTTACAGCAATTTGAGCAATAAGATTCTCCATTTCAGCCATTACCTCATCATGTGGAATTGAGGGACGAGGGTCTGCAAGGCTTGACGCCACTTTAGCGCGTAACCATTCGTTGTAACTGTTTTCTTGTTCGGTAGTTTCGAATTCTGAAACTATCGGAGAAAGGGCTGTACTCATGGCATAACTCCTCTTCTTGTACTGTGGTCACGCCCGGCGGCTTTTTTGTGCCGCCAACCACCGGGCAATGGTTTCTTCCATTGATTTTTTCTTGTCTTTGATTTCTTGAAGCATTTTTTCTTGGTCTTCCTCTGGAAACGCACTAAAAGCCTGGAGCAGTTCGCGTTGACGAGGACCAATTTTCATCGTGTCAGGGGTGAAAATTTGCTCCCCCTCTTCAGGAGGCAATAAAAACCAATGCAATGGATGCCCTGTAACCTCAACCAGTTTATCCAAACTTGAGGCTTTAGGTGTAGCCTTACCGCTGACCCATTGTTGAACAGTTTGTTGTGTCACACCAATTCTACGGGCAAGCTCAGCCTGGCTCCATCCAGTTTCCTGAAGAAGCTTGCTGATTCTGTACATAGATACTTCTAGGGCGTTCATCATTATTCAATTTTACAGGTAAATACTGTTAAAAGCATCACAATAAAAAACTGTTGATCGTGTACAGTTTTTTATTGTAGGCTTTGCTTATAGTTTTTTAGAGGAGAGCAAAATGCTAGATAGCACTCGCGAAAAAATTAGGCAGAAATACACTCAAGCTGAAATAGGTCGTTATATGGGGGTCGCTCAACAGACTGTTTGGCAATGGTTTAGCTTTGACGTTCCCCCAAAGCAGGTAATTCCGTTATGTCAGCTAATGAAGTGGGAAGTTACCCCGCATGAAATTCGCCCTGATATTTATCCTAACCCAACCGATGGTTTACCTGTTGGATTCAAGGTTAACACATCAAATGCACCGGAGTTGATTCATGAAAATCAAGCATGAACACATCCGCATGGCGATGAATGTCTGGGCGCATCCGGACGGCGAAAAAGTACCGGCTGCGAAAATTACCAAAGCGTATTTCGAGCTGGGAATGACGTTCCCGGAACTGTATGACGACAGCCATCCGGAAGCCCTGGCCCGTAATACCCAGAAAATTTTCCGTTGGCTGGATAAAGACACCCCTGATGCTGTTGAAAAAATGCAGGCTCTGTTACCGGCGATCGAAAAGGCGATGCCGCCTTTGCTGGTGGCCCGTATGCGCAGTCACAGTTCTGAATATTACCGGGAGATCGTCGAACGACGGGATCGGCTGGTGAAAGATGTGGATGATTTTGTCGCTGTAGCGATCGCCTGGGGCACCCTGACTAACAGTGGTGGTCAGCCTGGTAATGCTGTTGTTGTGCATTGACCAACAATATTTATACCGGATTTCTTCCGGAAGTTCGTGGGTAAAGTTCGGTATCAGAAGAGGTGAGTATGGCTAATGCCTGGCTCAGATTGTGGCATGACATGCCAAATGACCCCAAGTGGCGAACGATTGCCAGGGTATCAGGACAGCCAATCGCAACAGTGATGGCAGTGTATATCCACCTTCTGGTGAGCGCGTCACGAAATGTCACGACATGTCACGGCGTGTCACTACGTGGTCACATTGATGTCACGACGGAAGATTTAGCAAGTGCGCTTGATGTGACGGAAGACGTAATTGATTCAATTTTGCATGCAATGCAGGGGCGGGTTCTGGATGGTGACCTTATTTCCGGATGGGAAAAACGTCAGGTGCTGAAAGAGGACAATGGTAACGTTTCGCAAACGGCAAAATCCCCGGCAGAGCGCAAGAGAGCGCAGCGGGAGCGCGAAAAGCTGCGGAAATATGATGCTGATTGTCACGATGAGTCACGACGTGTCACGCATCTGTCACGACAAGTCACGACAGATAAAGATACAGATACAGAATTAAACCCCACACATAACGCGCGCATGCGCGAGAGTGCTCCAACCGGTGAGTCGCATGGTGCGCCGTTGCAGACAGCCGAACCTGAATACCTGGACGGCCTGAGCGAACCGATCGGGAAATTTTCGATGACTACTGTCTGGCAGCCGTCGTCGGATTTTCGACAACGGGCAGCAGTGTGGGGTATGGCTCTGCCTGAGCCGGAATTTACACCTGCAGAGCTTGCCGCATTCCGGGATTACTGGATGGCGGAGGGGAAGGTTTTCACACAGGTTCAGTGGGAGCAGAAATTTGCCCGCCACGTGCAGCACGTCAGGACACAGGTAAAACCAGTCAGCAAGGGGGTAAGCCATGCAGCATCAGGTGGCACGGCATCACGGGCAGTTCAGGAAATCCGGGCAGCACGCGAACAGTGGGAACGAGACAACGGATTTATCAGCAACGGAAATGGCCTGGAAGCTGTGGGAGCTTATGGGGGAGGTGTATTCGAACCGCTGGACCCAGAAGAACGGGGCCGCACCTTCGAAGCTCTGGATTGCCCAGATTGGCGCGATGACTGAACAGCAAATCCGGCTGGTCTGCCGTCAGTGCATGGACCGCTGCCGGGCGGGTGAAACGTGGCCCCCGGACCTGGCTGAGTTTGTTGCGCTGATTTCGGAGAGTGGGGCAAATCCATTTGGTCTTACGGTGGATGCCGTGATGGAAGAGTACCGGCGCTGGCGCAATGAATCCTGGCGATACGACGGGAGTGATAAATACCCGTGGCCTCAGCCTGTGCTGTACCACATCTGCCTCGAAATGCGTACCAGAGGGATTGAGCGCCAGATGACGCAGGGTGAGTTAAAACGACTTGCGGAACGGCAACTGACGAAATGGGCAAAGCATGTTGGTAACGGGATGAGTGTTCCGCCAGTGCGACGACAACTGGAAGGGGCGAAACACCCGCAAGGGCCAACGCCAATTGAACGGCTGAAACAGGAATACGAACGCCGGAAGGCAGCTGGTTTTATTTGAGTCTGAGAAACGATTTTGTCGGAGGAAATTTTAATGGAAACCGTATTTGACGCACTGAAAGCACTGAAAAGAGCCTCTTCACAGGTAGTGGCGGCCCGCCTTGGAATCAGCCGTGAAGATGCGGTCAACGAACTGTGGAAACTGAAGCGCCGCGGTGAAGCGGATAACAAGGGTTCGATGTGGTGGCTGATTCAGGCTGGTGAAAGTGAACCGGTGTCACCGGTACCGAAAGTGACAGCGCAAATGCTGACTGAGGCGATTGAACAACATGGCCCACAAACGGCGGATGAGCTGGCACTGATGTTCGGGATTACCTCCCGCCGGGCGAATTCATCGCTGGCCATGGCAATCAGCAAAGGGCGTCTGATTCGCGTGAATCAGGGTGGTAAATTTCGTTACTGCATACCGGGCGCTGATTTACCGGCAGAGCCGGAAGCTGCATCCGTAGCGGAAACCGATGGTAAAGCCTTTCCTCAGCCAGCAGGTGTTGCGTTACCAGTACAGGAAATGATGGCACAGGAAGAAATGAAAACAGAAATCGTGGAAGACATTGTGAGGTTACAGCCATCGATCACCGAAATGAAAGCAGATGACCTGATTCTACCATCGCTGCATGTGGCTAACCGCGAGCTGCGCCGGGCGAAAAGTGATGTCCAGAAGTGGGAGCGAGTCTGTGCTGCGCTGCGGGAACTGAACAAACACAGGGATATTCTCCGGGATATTACCGCCACCAGAGAGCAGCAGCGGTGAGTGGCTGGAAGAAGTGGCGCTGGGCTGAAATCCTGATACTCCGGCAGTGTGCGGGAACGATGAGAGTCGAAAGCATCGGTTATCTGATTGGTCGTAGTGAGTCAGCCGTCAGGACGAAAGCGCGGGAACTGGGTATCAGCATGATTTTACGGGGTGATTTTCACCCGTCGGCAAAATATTCACAGCGTGATATTGAGCTGGCGCGGCAACTGCATCAGCGTGGCGTACCCCGACGGGAAATTGCCGAAAAGTTTGGGATGAAGTTGGGCGCAGTGAATAACTACGTTTATTTCGACAGGAGGGTTCAGGAGTGAGGGTGAGGATTTATATCGCCGGTCCGATGACGGGATATGAAAATTTCAACCGCGAGGCGTTTCACAGGGCGGAAGATGCGCTGAAACGGGAAGGGCATACCGTTTTAAACCCGGCAGTACTTCCGGACGGGCTGACTCAACCACACTACATGGATATTTGCATGGCAATGCTCCGTTGCGTGGATGCGGTTTACATGCTGAAAGGCTGGCAGCAGTCGGCAGGTGCAAGGGCTGAGCTGGCACTGGCGGAGAAACTGGGCCATGCGGTGATTTTTCAGGAGGTGGGCAGTGAATATTGACCCGGCGATAACGATTGATATGGCCCTGAACACCGGCCTAGCACTTCTTGGTTATCTCTACATCATGTTCTGCAGCGGACGATGGCTGTCACTGTTGTTCAAAAATGGAATAAACGCCGTAAGCAGGAGCAACGCCAGAAGGCAATGGATGCATTTTTCGAAGCCTTCGGGATTGACAGCATGGAACCAGGGGATCCAGCTCGCGTAATTAGCAGAGGTGACGTTGTAATTCTTGTATAACGGAATGAAGAGAAAAATGAGCGAGATTAACTATCAGGTACTGCGTGAAAAGGCAGAGAAAGCAACTAAAGGAAGCTACATCGTAGGGCATACATCTGTTAACCAACACGGCAATTTAACAGGAGTTTTTGTTTGTCAAAAATGGAAAGGAGAACCCGGTGGCGTGATTGCGGAATGTCATATTAACTGCCTGATTGAAACAGATGCTCAGGCTTATGCAAACGCTGAATTCATAGCAGAGGCTAACCCGGCTACCGTGCTGGCACTACTGGATGAACGGGAAAGGAACCAGCAATACATCAAACGCCGCGACCAGGAGAACGAGGATATTGCGCTAACGGTAGGGAAGCTGCGCGTTGAGCTTGAAGCAGAAAAACAGCGGGCAAAAGTTCTATTTATGGAAAATGCTCGGCTTAAGTCAGGCATAGCCGGTCTGATACACCTCGGTATTCGATATGCAGATGTTGAGGTCATGAAAATTGCTGGAGATGCCCAGCTTTCTACCCCATGCACTGACAGCATCATAAACAGCATTGCAACGGGCATTCGCATCAAAGGAGAGTGATATGAACGGACAAATCTCAATTGTTCGACCGGGAGCATGTGACGATCGCGAGATACGAATGATTATTCGTCTGGCGATGGGGAGAACAATAACAGCTCTCATTACTCCAGAAAATCTCGCATTAGCTTTAACCGGAAAGTCAGAACTGCCAGTGGAGCTAAAACTGCGAAATGTTGAGATTAAGGTGAAATAGCTATGACCACTATTACCAAAGAACGTATTGAATTGTTCATTAAAAATCCGCTTGAAAACGGGCTTACTCGTGGCGAACAAATGGAACTGGCACGAATTGCACTGGCATCACTGGAACGCGAACAGATTCGCCACGAGCATGCCAAATGGTCTGACTCCACATTTGGCTGCGTTGGCCCCATTGGTCCACTGAAACACCTCTCAAAAGAGGCACTGGAAGCCGCAGCCGAACCAGACGATCTTAGCGAGTGGGCTGATATGCAGTTTCTGTTGTGGGATGCACAGCGCCGTGCTGGCATCAGCGATGCTGAAATTACCGCTGCTATGGAAGATAAATTGAAGATCAACATGGAGCGCCAGTGGCCTGAGCCAAAAGATGGTGAGCCTCGCTTGCACATTAAAGAACCCGGCAACTCTCCGGTAATTCCGGATGGTTTATCCACGGTATGCGCTGAGGCTTATCAGGTTGTAGGAGTTATGGCAGATGCGCTTGGTGTATTCGGTGATGCAGCAGTACAGAAAGTTCTGGATAACCTGTCACAGCAAAAACTTGTTCACAGAGATGTGCTGCCGTTCTCGCTTCCGGTAACTCCGGATGGTTGGATAAGCTGTAGTGAGCGAATGCCGGATGATGGTCAGCACGTAATTATTTTATGTGATGGCGCATTCGTTCTTTATGCGCAATATCGAGACGGTGAGTTTTTTGATGTAGTCCGTAATGGTGATGAATTTTTCGAAACACAGAGCCGCAATGTAACCGACTGGATGCCGTTACCAGAACCGCCGCAGGAGGTGCGCCAATGATCTGGCCTGAAGCATTTGCAATTACAGGCGTTGCTATGGCTATCGCTTTTTTAGTATATGTTATTTGTCGGTGTGGGTAAAAGCGTTCGCCGGGATTAACACCAAAGGAGGGAATGTGTCGGATGATATCTCACTGGCAATGGAAGGTGCGCTGGCTGTTATTGCTGTTGTGGGTGTTTACTGCCTGGTTGTGTTTTTGATGGATCGACTAGGGAACTGAATTCATTACGATATGGGAATTCCCATATCGGGTAAAAACGGTTTGCGGTAAAGCGAGAGTTAAGTAGAATTGCTGCGGGTGCTTGAGGCTGTCTGCCTCGGGCATGCCACCGTAAGGCAGACAGATAAAAGCCCCAGTTAACATTATGCGTCTTGCAGGACGCTTAACATTAATCTGAGGCCAATTTCATGCTAGTCACATGTAGGTTAGCCTCTTACACGCCGAAAGGCAAGGAGAAGCAGGCTATGAAGCAGCAAAAGGCGATGTTAGTCGCCCTGATCGTCATCTGTATTACCGTCATTGTGACGGCACTGGTAACGAGGAAAGACCTCTGCGAGGTACGAATCCGAACCGGCCAGACGGAGGTCACTGTCTTCACAGCTTACGAACCTGAGGAGTAAGAGACCTGGCGAGGGAGAAATCCCTCGCCACCTCTGATGAGTCAGGCATCCTCAACGCACCCGCACTTAACCCGCTTCGGCGGGTTTTGTTTTTTCCTGGCATTCTGGTTTACAATTCGCACGCCAGCCTGAACAACTGGCACCTGCTGCGCCAGCAGAGACAACCGATGGCGCACGATACCAAATTATACAATTCTGATAATTCAGCCGTCTTTGCCAGCAGGCACGGGCGGCGTTCTCATGCATTCAAATCTGACAGGTTACAGCACGCCCCATGCACTGAAGAACAGGCCGAATGGCTGATTCAGAACTACCGCAGACGTGGGTATGAGTTTAGGAAAACCCTCAGCCTCGATTATCGTCACTGGATAATCTCCGTCAGGCTTCCTTACTCTGAACGCCCACCGCGTCCGTCCCGCACATTCCAGCAACGCATCTGGAGGTAACGTGCGGGTATTACTTCGACCTGTTCTGGTACCGGAACTCGGGCTGGTGATCGTTAAGCCGGGCCGTGAATCCATGCCGGTATTCCACAATACCCGGGTACTGGTGGAGCCGGAACCGAAAAGCATGCGTAATCTGCCGTCCGGAGTCGTTCCTGCCGTTCGACAGCCGCTGGCAGAGGATAAAACATTACTGCCATTTTTCAGCAACGAACGGGTGATTCGTGCTGCGGGTGGCGCTGGTGCACTGTCTGACTGGTTATTACGTCACGTGAAATCCTGCCAGTGGCCACACGGTGATTATCATCACAGTGAAACCGTCATACATCGTTACGGTACCGGCGCGATGGTGTTGTGCTGGCACTGCGACAACCAGCTGCGTGACCAGACTTCCGAATCACTCGGGCAACTTGCTCACCAAAACCTGTCAGCATGGATGATTGACGTCATACGCCATGCAATGAATGGCACGCAGGAGCGGGAATTATCGCTGGCTGAATTATCCTGGTGGGCTGCCTGCAATCAGGTGGCGGACGCGCTACCGGAGGCAGTATTGCGTCGTTCGCTGGGATTACGTGCGGAAAAAATCCGCCCGGTGTACCGCGAAAGCGACATCATACCGGGAGAACCGACCGCCACCAGCATACTGAAGCAGCGCACAAAAAATCTTGCGCCGCTGCCTCACGCCCACCAGCAAAACCCGCCACAGGAAAAGACGGTGGTCAGCATTGCTGTTGATCCGGAGTCTCCGGAATCTTTAATGAAGCGACCTAAACGTCGCCGTTGGGTAAATGAGAAATATACGCGCTGGGTAAAGACACAGCCGTGTGCGTGTTGTGGTAAGCCTGCTGACGATCCGCATCACCTGATTGGTCATGGTCAGGGGGGAATGGGGACAAAGGCCCACGATATTTTCACGCTACCGTTGTGCCGGGAGCACCACAACGAACTTCATGCAGACCCGCTGGAGTTTGAGAAAAAGTACGGCTCTCAGATTGAGTTAATTTTTCGTTTTCTTGATCACGCCTTTGCGACTGGCGTGCTCGGGTAAAAGAGGTGACTGATGCTCATAGATTTGGTTTTACCTTACCCGCCGACGGTGAACACTTACTGGCGACGCCGTGGCAGCACATATTTTGTATCAAAAGCCGGGGAGCGTTATCGCCGGGCAGTGGTGCTTATTGTTCGCCAGCAGCGACTGAAATTAAGCCTGTCCGGACGGCTGGCAATAAAAATTATTGCAGAGCCACCGGATAAGCGTCGTCGTGACCTGGACAATATTCTGAAAGCACCACTGGATGCGCTGACGCACGTGGGGTTGTTAATGGACGATGAGCAGTTTGATGAAATCAATATTGTACGTGGCCAGCCAGTATCTGGTGGACGGCTGGAGATAAGAATTACAGAGGTGGGTGTGCATGAATAACCAGTATTTACAGTTTGTTCGTGAGCAACTCATGATTGCCACTGCAGATCTCAGTGGGTCGACAAAATGCCAGCTGGAAGCCTGGCAGGAAAATGCCCTGTTCGATACAGGGCGTTACAGACGCAAAAAAATTCGTTACCGCGATGAGGTAACCGGAAAAATGATCACGCGGGATAATCCCCCGATCCAGGGTAAACAATCACTGGCGAAAGGCTCATCAATTGCGCTGGTCAGTCCTGTTGAGTTTGCAACATCATCGTGGCGGCGTGCCGTTCTGGAACTGGAAGAACATCAGAAGGCGTGGTTGTTGTGGTGTTATGGCGGAAACATTTGCTGGGAGCATCAGATCGCGATAACGCAGTGGGTGTGGAGTGAATTTAAAACTCAGTCCGGCTCCAGAAAAATTGCAGTGAAAACGCTGGAGCGTGTGAAGAAGTTGATCTGGCTGGCGGCACAGGATGTCAGAGGATGGGTTACCGGGTGTGAGGTCTACCAGAGACAGGAGCTTGCCAGACTGTGTGGAGTTAAGCCTGATAACTGGAGCCATAATTATGCGAACTACTGGCGTGAGATGTGCGATATTTTTAAGCGCCTCGATAGAGAATCCTTGATTTGCTCCGTGAAAATAAGAGCGCAACAAAAAGCGACCTTTTCACGACGAGATATTGCAAAAGTCAATTAAATCGCGTATGTTTCGTATAAATCTGATATTTTGCCGATTTTGTACGTGATGGCAAAGTAAGAAAAAACCACCGCCAGGTGGTTTTTTTTATGTCCGAAAATCGCGTCAGTACAGTAAACGCGCTGGTGGCGGTGAATACCTGTCTTTCAGCTTGCTGGCTTTTTCGACAAGAGTTATTGGTGTGTCACGTTAACCGGAAAAGGGAAAAAGACATGCTGAAACAGCAGGATATGACCGAAACCGCCAGAGTGGTGTTTAATGAATTAAGTGCCACCGAACCGGCGACAGTCGGGGAGATTGCGCAGAATACTTACCTTTCACGTGAACGCTGCCAGTTA